TAACGATAAGATTGTAGGAAAGAATATGCATAAAATTAAAACGGTTGTTAGAAAGGAATACAACCCTTTTATAGAAAAAATTCCAGAAACGATAAGACAGAAATATGGACACATCAGATTTTAATTTTATATTTTTAGGTCAATCAGTGTTAAAATATCAAGTACCCCTTGATGTGTTTAATACAATCAACCATATTTACGAAACAAAGTATCCTGAATTAAAACCTGCTAATAAACAATTAGTTGGTAAGATTGAAAAAGAACATAGTTTATTTTTTAACGGTAAGGATAGTTCTAAAATGACTAGACATAATCATTTACCAAATAATGTATTGGGGTGGTTTGAACAAAAGTTTAGACACTATTTAGATTGGAATAAAATTAAACAATATGATTTACATTTTAATTCTATATGGGTTAACACAATGTTTCAACATGAATACAATCCAGTGCACGTGCACCAAGGATCATTGTTTACAGGTTTATCCTCTGTTATGATTTTAAAATTACCAGAGTCTTACGGTGTAGAATATTCTGCAACAGAACAACCACAGAATGGTAGACTACAAATATTAGGTTCAGCTAACGGATACTTTGCAAATGTAGACTATCAACCAAATATTAAAGAACGAGACTTTTATATATTTCCATATGATATGAGACATTGTGTTTATCCTTTTAATGGACCAGGATTTAGACGAACTCTTGCTGCAAACATGGATGTTCAGTATGACCCAATTAGAAACAGAGGAGTAAGTTAATGTACGAAAATAGACACATCAAAGAACCTAAATGGAAAAGTTGGATAGTTCAAACAACTACACCATTGTTTACACCAGATCAATGCAGACAGATTATAGAATGTGGTAGACGTCAACCACCACAAACTGCACAAGTCGGTATGAATAAACCAGAGGGTGGAGTAGATACTAAAAAAAGAGTAACTACAATATCTTGGATACCGTTTCAAGAAATGGAACCCATGTATCGTGATCTCAATAATTTTATACAAACAACAAATGAAAATCATTTTGGTTTTGGTGATATACAAGTAACAGAAAATGCACAGTTTACAGAGTATCCAGAAGGAGGGTTCTATGATTGGCATATGGATTGTGATGTGAACATGCAACACGAACCACCTGTAAGAAAAATATCTATGACATTATTACTTAACGATCCATCAGAGTTTGAAGGCGGGGATTTAGAACTAATGGCACCAGGTAAGTTTGCAGAACTTAAACAAGGTCATGCAATTATATTTGCATCATTTTTAAATCACAGAGTTAATCCAGTAACTAAAGGTATGAGACAATCTTTAGTTTGTTGGTTTGGAGGTAAACCATTTAGATGATAACCGAAGGATTTTTTCCAACACTTATACATGCTGAAGATGTTAAACTAAATAATCAACAACTAGCTAATGATATTGTTGCTTGGTCTAAACAAGATGAGGGTGTGAAAAAAACAAATGTAGATGGTTGGCATAGTCAAACTAATATGCATGAAATGCCACAATTTAAATTACTAGTAGATGAATTGTTTAAAATGCAACATCAAATGTATAAAGAAGAATGGTTAGACAGACAACCAAAGATTGGTAATATGTGGGCTAATATAAATTATCCTGGTGGGTATAACAGACCTCACATACACCCCAACAGTTTATATAGTGGTGTGTATTATGTAAAAACGCCGCCCAACTGTGGTAAAATAGTTTTTAACGATCCAAGACCAGGAATACAAACAAACATGCCTACAAGAAAACCGGGTCAACCACCAAAACATTTATGGAGAGAGGTTCATTTGGATACTATTGAAGGTAGAATAATAATGTTTCCAGCATGGTTATGGCACTGTGTTGAAGAAAACAAATCAAATGATATAAGAATATCAGTAAGTTTTAATTTTATACAAGATGGCTTTCAATAAATATCAAGTAATTAAAAAGGCAATTAACTACGAGTTAGCTAATTTTATATTTAATTATTTTCTTCTTAAACGTGATGCAGTTGCATGGATGTATCAAAACAATTTTACGTACGATACAGGTTTATTGGGGACATGGACAGATCAACAGATTCCAAACACTTATTCTCATTATGCTGACCCTGTGATGGAAACTTTGTTAGTGAAAGTATTACCAGTAATGCAACAAGAAACAGGCTTAGATTTAATTCCAACTTATTCATACGCTAGATTATATAAGCATGGAGACGAATTAAAAAGACATAAAGACAGACCTAGTTGTGAGATATCTACTACCATAAATCTAGGAGGTGATCCTTGGCCTATCTTTATAGATGGTACAGGCGCTGATACTGTCATCGATGAATACAAAAATATACATAAACCAAACGCTCCAGAAGGTACTAAAGTCTTGCTTGAAGTAGGAGATATGTTAGTATATAGTGGCTGTGAACTCGAACATTGGCGAGAGCCATTTAAAGGTCAAGTTTGTGGTCAAGTATTTCTACATTATAACCACAGAAATGGTCCGTTCGCTGAAAAAAATAAATTTGATAAACGACCATTATTGGGTATTCCACCAATAAGGAATATGTAATAGAATGAGGTTATATGCTACAAAAATTAGGATTCCTACCGGGTTTCAATAAACAAGTTACATCAACAGGTGCCGAGTCTCAATGGACTGATGGTGAGAATGTACGTTTTAGATATGGTACACCTGAAAAGATAGGTGGCTGGAATCAATTAGGTCAGGATAAGTTAACAGGTGCAGCAAGAGGTCTTCATCATTTTGTTAATAAACAATCTACAAAATTTTCAGCTATAGGAACTAATAGAATTTTATACGTATATTCTGGTGGAGTGTATTATGATATACACCCTTTAGTTAATCCATCAGGCACAACTTTATCAAATTGTTTTACGACAACTAATGGATCAAACATAGTTACAATAACTTTTCCAACTGCACATAGTTTTGTAGCAGGAGATATTATATTATTTAGTGATTTTTCAACTGCAACTAATTCTAATTATTCAGCATCAGATTTTGATGATGTAAAATACATGGTAACAAGTGTGCCAGCTGCTGATGAAATAACTATTACGATGGATAACAATGAAACAGGTTCGGGTGCGACTACATCTGGAAGTGTTAAATATTATCAATACTATCACGTAGGACCACCAGAACAACTTGGTGCGTTCGGTTGGGGTATTGCATTATGGGGTGGTAATTTATTAGGTTCATTAACCAATACTTTAAACGGTGCATTATTAAATGATGCTAATGGTACGGGTGGATCAGGAACAAGTATTACATTAACAAGTACAACTGGTTTTCCATCTACAGGTACAAACTATATTCAAGTAGGAACAGAAGAAATTTCATACACAGGTGTGTCAGGTAATGATTTAACAGGTATTACAAGAGCGGTAAGAGGATCAACTCGAGCAGCACACAGTAATGGTGCTACAGTCACTAACTCATCTAGCTGGACCGGTTGGGGTTCTGCTGCGGCTAACACCGACCAAGTAATTGATCCTGGTCTATGGGCATTAGATAATTTAGGAAGCACATTAATAGCGTTGATACATAATGGAGAATGTTTTGAATGGGATGGTGATGCAACAAATGCAACAGCAACAAGAGCAACTATTATAACCGGTGCGCCGACCGCGTCACGTGATATGTTAGTATCAACACCCGATCGTCACTTAGTATTTTTTGGAACAGAAACAACTATTGGAGATAAAACTACACAAGACGATATGTTTATAAGATTTTCTTCTCAAGAAAATATTAATGACTATACACCTACAGCAGAAAATACAGCTGGTACACAAAGACTGGCCGCCGGATCACGGATCATTGGAGCTAAACTTGGTAGAAATGCAATTTATATTTGGACTGATACATCCTTATTTACTATGCGTTTCGTTGGTCAACCATTTACATTTGCTTTTGAACAGGTAGGTACTAACTGTGGATTGATAGGACAGAATGCAGCCGTAGAAGTTGATGGTGCTGCGTACTGGATGTCAGAAAATGGTTTCTTTAGATTTACCGGTAAACTAGAATCCATGGACTGTTTAGTTGAAGACTATGTTTATGATGATCTTAACACTACATCTAATCAATTAGTTTATTGTGGTATTAATAACTTGTTTGGTGAGATTACATGGTTTTATCCAACAGCCACATCTAATAACGTTAACAGAGCAGTTACATATAGTTATCTAGACTCTACAGCAAAACGTCCTATATGGTTTACAAATGCAAGTAGTTTATTTCCTAGAACAACATGGGAAGACTCATCTGTATTTGGTTTACCACATGGAACTAAATATAATGCAGACGTTGATACATCGTTTGATGTAAAAGGTAACACCGATGGTACTACAATTTATTTTGAACATGAAACAGGAGTTAATCAACAAGAAGCTGCAACAGCTGCTGTTGCAATTCCTGCTAATATTACATCTGGGGATTATGATATTACACAAAAAGTTGTTAGAGGAGCTGCAACTAACTTAGGTGACCTTAGAGGAGATGGTGAAAACATTATGAGAGTTAGTAGAATTATACCAGATTTTATATCTCA